CTTCATTCGATGATAATCTGGATACTAGTTGAGCAATAGCTCCACTATTTTGTCCAACAATTCTTTCACCTAAGATAGATTGGGTATCTAAATTTAATCCAGAACTAAATGTTAATCTATCCAAGACCGGTGCTGCTTTATCTAGAGATTCATAAACGGCAACAATTTCAGATACATCTGGAACATTTAAACAAATCTCACTATCTTCTATTCTTAATCCATAATATGGACTTGTGGTCAATCCACTTATGGAAGTTGAAACTCCAGAACTAGTTTTAGTTATACTTAATTTTTCACTTCTAACATAATTTTTAATTTTACTTGTAGAGTTTCTTTTTATTAAGGTGGCATTTAATGTTACTGGATTTGAAGGCAAACTTTGACTAATCTTCAATCCAACAAATGTAATAACAGATCCATTTGAACTCAAATATACTTGATCTGAAGTTAAATTTTCAATTGTACCATCTGAGTAGAAAATTGAATATCTATCAGGATCAAATGTTGCAAAAAATGCACTGGATATTCCAGTATTTTCCACTGTTACAGACATTTGACCATTTACATCTGTCTGTAAATTATTAATTTGAGTTGAAACTAAAATATTTGAATTTGTAAGATCAACTGATGAAATACTTAAATTTCCCAAAGGTGCATATAAACTTCCAGTTGCGCTAATAGATGGGAGAGAAATTGTAAATGGAACTGTTTGCTTTGTTGTTGGTAATCCTCCATTACAGATACCAAAAACACTTGGTATTCCAACCAAATTCATCGTAAATCCATCACTGGAAACAGAAGCAACTCTATTATAAGTTGAGGTTGTTAATCCGGAAATTTGATAACTGACAATTGAATCACTTCTAATTCCTAAAAATGATTTACCACAAGTAGCTATTCCTGATGGTTCTATGGTTAATCTATCGAATACATTAAATGTGCTTGGAATTACACTGATTAACTCAACATCAGCGACAAAATTTTTCTTTAAACTAGATGATATAGAGGTAGAATTTTGATAAATTGATTTAACATCATCTACTGTATAGTTTGTAACTATGTTAATATATCTTGAATTTAGTAAATTTTCATTAATTATTATTTGTTCTCCGGAGATGAAAGATCCTGAAACTTGTGTTAAAGTTAAAGATTTTCCGCTAGGATTATTTACAACATAACCAGTAGCACCGCTACCTAAACCTCTAACATATGATGATATGGGACACTCTGCACTGGTTAAAGATTCACTAAGAGTTAAAGTGGTGAAAGTTTGAATATCATATAGGTATAAATTCCAAGAAGATATTTCGTTAGCATAAGGAGCATCTGCTAAACCAAATGAATATACTCTTGCTTTTCCTACAGAAATACCTGTGCCAACAACGGTTGAATTTTTTCTTTGATTGTACAGATCTACTGTGTTTCCACTTGTATTAATTCCAATAAAAGGAGTTCCAGAAACATTATTTACCCTAACCAGATTTCCCATTTCAAATGGAACTAGAGCACTGGAGACGGATTGTGTATCTCTTGGTTTTTCTACATCGATAATAGTTGTTTTTAAATCTACATCATAACCTCTTACATAAGCTTTTCCATCAGAAATTTTTACACACATCAAATCATCTGATGGTGTATTACCCTGTTGGGTTTTCTGATTAGGTAAGTAAATACCTCCATTAGAAATTTGATTATTTAAAGACTCTAATATATCGATTTGAAATCCATTTACAGCATAATCACCAGATTCTTCATAAGTTCTTTGTGCCAGATAATCTCTAATTATTGAATATGTAGACTTATCCTGAAGTTTTTTTATTTGACCATTTTCTATTCTAATGATCTCTATAAAATTAGTATCATTAAAATCATCTAAAGATTTTTTTGATAAAATAGTGCTAATTTTAAACCTATCTGCACCTGGTGCAGAATAATTACTAAATCCTCTAGCATTATCATTTAGAGATGAATCTTCATCTGAAGTTATTATTTCTTCAAAAATAGAAAATCCTACTCTATAAGATGCTCTATTTGAATATGGATCTAAAACAATTAAAGACAATGGTACATCAACAAAAGATCCACGAATAAAATAAACTCCTTTATCAACTCCGACTGCAGATCCAATTGCTGTTGCATTTTCACTTATTATAGTTGCAACTGTATCCCCAGAATTAATAGTAGTATTTCCATAACTTACAGTATCTTGAAGAACAAGAAGTTCTCCATTTGTAAATTGTTCAATTTGACCATTAGTTCCAGCCGCTAGATATTTTATGTATAGAGTAATATCACTAACATTATCTTCTGGAGGAATGCTATACTTTTTTACAACAGCTTCTATTCCTGAAGTTTGTCCAGTAATATTTTTATTAATAAGACTTTCAAGATAGATCGTTACATCAATTCCTAAATGATCTGGATTAATTTTTACAGAAAAATATTGATCATCATAAGTAATAGATCCTGGAATAACCATAGATCCATCTTTAAATATATTTCTTCCAAATGATTCTATTTGGTGTTGAAATATAGATTGTAATCCTGTTAATTCTCTTGCTTGAATGGGATATCCTGGTTTAAATAAGACCTTGTGAAAATTCTTATCAGGATCATAATCATCATAGTAAGGATTTATATTTAAATTAGTTTTTTGTGGCATTTTTAAAATTCCAGGATAATTTTAATATCTTCTTTTTGGCGAGTATTTCTAGAAATCAATGGGCGATTATCTAAGTAAATAATCTCTCCTGATCCTTTATTTATCTCAGGATTTGCAAGACCATTTGTAAAATTTACTCCCATATTAATTAATTTATTTCCAGTGGGATTAGTACTAATCCCACTAAATCCAATATCAATAGATCCAGAAAATCCTCCAGATCCTGAAATTAGATTTGCTGAGGATTCAAAATCCAAGACTTTAGAACTGGTAGATATTCCAATATAATCGGTCTGATCTAAAGTTGTTTTATTGTAATAAAGTGACCTATCTTGTATATATTTTAAAACTTTTGTTTCTGAATCATATGAAGCAACATATCCATATGCTTTTCCATTTGTAACATTTTGACTAATTAACTCTCCAACTGAAGGAGTTCCAGATATAGAAGAAAATTTAACTGCGTACAATGAAGAAAATTGTGGATTTGTAATTACAGAAGTTGATCCTGCTGATATTGGATTTTTTATAATACCTACCTGTGCAAATTTAGTATCTACTGGGAAATCCCTGCTAGAATCATCAAATCTTGCGTAAATTAAAACTTTATCAGTCCCCAACTCTTTATATATGTCATATCCATGTCCCTTAGATGGTGGGATAATTGGAATTAGTTTGGCAAAAGATCCACTAGACGATGAGTTAATACTCCCAAGATCTACAATACCATAACTATATCCCTGTCCACCAGAAGAAACTGTCGCATCTGTTATTTTTCCACTTACAACATCTATTAAAACTTTTCCTCCAGTTCCATCCCCCAATATATTAACCTCCTGAGACAATCCACTAGAATAATTTGATCCTTGATTTTCAATATAAACTTTTTTTATTTGATTATCATTTAAAGTAGAATCTCCATTCTCTCTCACCGATTGTATTTGAGAATCTGTGGATGTTAACCAATTATTAGGAACAGAAATATATTCTGTAGAATCAAATTTTATAATATCTGATGGATTAACTGAAAAAAGATATTTCCACACATAACCGTCACCACTTTCTCCAGCCTTGGATGGTTCTAAATCAGTAAATGTTGGTTCGTCTTGGGATGCGTTACCAACAGTATTAATACCTGAGGATCCATTAGATATGCATATGTAAACTTTATACTGGGAATTCATTACATAATAATTAGCATCATATATTCTTGAAGATTGTGTTAAAGGTGATTGGGATAGAACACTATAGTCATGACGATACATTTCATAAATTTTCCCCCGAGTCCAATCAATTCGTCTTATAACTCTTCTAATATTGTCTGATGTTATTTTTTTACCAAATAATAAAGTATCATATATATGATTTTGATAATTGAAATTATCAAGAGGTGTAGGAATATTGGTATTCCATAATTCAGATCTACCAAATCCAACTTGAGTTGGATTTGGTAGACTTAGAAAAACATAATAAGAATTGTTTGAATTGTCAAAAGATTCTATAAAATTATTCGCATTTAGTATTCTAAATTGATCTGTAACAATTGCAGACATATTAACAGTTTTTTCTTTATTTATATTAGAGATTATAAATTCTTTCGAAGTGCTCCAGTATCTCTATATCCATAGTTCCTTCTTTGAATTGTTGGGAATGTTGTTAGTCCAGAATCAACTGTAAATCCAGTAACAGCAATAGAAATTGGATTAGATCTGGTAAAATTAGAAAATCTACCCCAAGAAAATCTACCAACACCACCTAAAGAAGATAAA